CCCAGCCACTCCTGAGATCACCCCAGAGGATCCTCCAGTGCCGGCACCTGCTCCCGAGCCTCCGCCGGCACCGACCCCTACTCCCGACCCAGAACCGCAAGCTGCAGCCCCTCCGGCACCTGAGCCACCGGCCCCGACGACTGTCGACGACTCGTTCACCGAGGATGAGCAAGCTGCCTTTGACGAGGTCGCTGCCAACTTCACCGAGGTCTCGGCAGCCATCAAGGCCACCCAGCGGGTCATGCTCGCCAAGATGGAGAACATGGTCGAGAAGCGGGTCGCCGACGTCCTTGCGCGGTTGGCCCCGGTTGCAGCGGTCGCTCAGAATGTAGCGCACAGCAACTTCATATCTGCAGTGATGAAAGCGCACCCAGATGCTTTGGACCTGCTCCCCAAGGTGGAAGAGTGGGTCAAGACCCAGCCTGAATTTCTGCAGGAGGCCTATGACAAAGTGCTGAGTAGAGGCACTGAAGCCCAGACTATCAAATTGTATGACGTGTTCAAAAAGGAGACCGGCAGCGCACAACCTCCGCCTCCTCCCGACCCACCGAAGGAAGATCCTGAAAAGGAGAAAAGGCTTAACGCTCAGGAAGGAGTACGCTCCCGGCGAGCGGGAAAACAGGGCGGCATTGACGAAAACGACTTTGAGTCTGCTTTCGCCGCTGGCGCAAATTTGCACTAACAACGGAGGTATGACGCTATGACCCAGACAGTAAGTGACATTGGATTGCGGACCGCAGGTTTTGTGGCAGCGGATCTTCTCAAGAGGGCTGACCCTGCCCTGGTAATGCAGCCCTTTCTGCAGACCAAACCCATTCCGAAGAACTCCTCGGACACCATCAAGTTCCGGCGGTATGATGCTCTCGCTGAAGCGACTGCCGACCTGACCGAGGGTGTAACCCCTCCCGGCAGTGCCATCACCAGCACCGACTACTCCACCTCCTTGGCCCAGATCGGCGCTTGGGTAGGGATTACTGACCGGGTAGCGGATACCCATGAGGATCCGATCATCAAAGAGTATTCCGATATCCTGGCCAAACAGGCCGCTTTGTCGGTCGAGAAACGGCTGTTCTATGTAATGCGGGCGGGCACCAACCGCTATTTCGCCAACGGCACCGAGCGGGCGCATGTCAACACCACGCTGACCAAGACTTTGCAGCAGAAGATTACTCGAGGGTTCAAACGCCAGAACGCCGGAGTTATCACCAAGAAGCTGTCTTCGTCCCCCAACATGGAGACGGTAAACGTCAAGCAGTCGTTCATTGGCTTTGTCCATCCGGACGCTGAGGCAGTCATTCAGAACCTCGCCGGCTTCAAGGATGTTGTTGACTACGGTTCAATGTCTCCGTACCCGACTGAGATCGGAACCGTTGGCGATGTGCGGTACCTCACCTCGACGGTATTCTCGCCGTGGGCAGATGCGGGTGCAGCCAAGGCCGGCTCCGGTACCACGATGATATCCACCACAGGCACCAACTCGGATATCTACCCGATCATCTACATCGCCGCCGACTGTGCCGCTGTTACTCCTCTTAAAGGGGCGACCGCACTTAACCCGTTCGTCAAAAATCCCGGTGAGTCTCGGGAAGGCGATCAGCTCGGCCAGCGGGGGTGGATTGGCTGGAAGACGTACTTCGCAGCGTTGATCCTGAACCAACTTTGGCTCGCTGCGGCCGAGATAGCTATTCCTGAACTGTAAAAATCTCTGAGGGGCTTCGGCCCCTTTCCGCCTTCTTCTAAGGAGATACGATTATGTTAGATTATGCAGCACAGATGCAAAGCGTTGGCAAGATCACCGTCGCCAATCCGGCTGCGGCGGTTACCGTCACTCTCGGCTGGTCGCCGAGATATGTCAGGGCAGTGAATGTCAATAACGTCGTGACTTACGAGCATTGGGATGGGATGGCAGATGGTACTTCGTTCGACACCGCTACCGAGCTTTCCCTCAACGCCGCCGGCGCGATCACCTTAACAGCCACCGGCTTCACCCTCGGCCTTGATATCTGCGACACTGCAGCTGACGTCGTTTACTGGTTGGCAATCCGCTAATCACCTGTTCAGGCGGGGACAAACTACCTGATGGAGAAAAATTATGAGTAGACAAGAAGTAAGGACCCTCAATGTCGTAGCGGAACAGATCCGTACATCGGCTGGAGGGGTGCCCCCTCTCGGCCCTATTACTGCCGCCGAATTGACTCAGGCTGCTGACCTGTCCACCCAGGTCATGACTCCCGGCGCAGGCTTTGCAGGCACCGGCACGATCTACAAGTCTTCCGTCGTCAAGCACGGTGACGTGGTAAAGACCACGCTTGTCATAGATCTGACCGGTGCTGCATCGTCCACAACCGACCTCGATATCATTGGGAAGCTCGGGGTGTCACATATCGGCCAGGTCACCGCTGCGTTGAACGGCACAGTCCTGGGTGGGAAAATGACCTGCCTTGAGGTGCCGACCGGAGGTATTCCGGACGTCGATCTCTACGCTGCCACAGAAGGGACAGGGGCGTTTGACGGTGCTGTTGGTGACCTCGTCGAGACGGCTATAGTCACGGCCGGCGGTAACTGGACCCTCGGGCTCACGAAGCCGTTCCTGGTTGACGTGGTCGCAAACAAGTATCTGTACCTGACTGGCGGCGCCGCCGGCACGGCTGCTACCTACACAGCAGGCCGGTTCCTGATCGAGTTCTGGGGCGTGTAATCTGAGCGGCCTCAACCACAGGGGAGGGGGATCCCCCTCCCTTTCATTGAGTCCTGCAGCAGAAGCACCATAAATCTTAACGGGGGGAATGTAATGCCAACGAGTGAAGAATTGGATCTGGGTCTGGGAGATATCGATATCCAGCCGATCCCGGAAGCAAAGAGCAAGAAGAAAGACAAGACGAAAGACATCGACGCGCCGACCGACGCGCCGGTGAAAGCTGTCAAGAAAGACGATAAGTCCGACTGGATTACAATCCTTATCGACGATGTTCCCGGCCTGAAGAAGAACTACGAGGTCGTCGGAGTCAATGGTAAGGTATACCAGATTAAGCGCAACGTCCCAACCCTGGTCCCACCCGAGGTAGTTGCCACCTTGAAGACCTGTGTGCTGACCCATGTCGAGCAGAAGTTCGACCAAGCCAGCGGCGAGTATATCGACATTGAGCGGAACTTCTCCGCCGTCCCTTGGAGACGAGTATAAAATGACCCGGGCGGAGATGTTGGCGGAACTGCGGCAGGTGTTGAACGCCGTCGGGACGAACCGGTCCTGGCCGGACACGACTCTTGAGGGGTACCTGTCCGAGGGACAGGATAAGTTCTGTGAAGAGACCGGCTTTTTCACCGATCTCAGCAACTTCACCCTGACTCTGCAGACCGGCATCGCCGTCTACGCCATCCCTGACAGAGTCATTCAGGTTATTGACATCTGGGACGGCACCAGGAAGTTGCACAAGGTGGCGACGGGGGGAGTATATACGTCGATCGATTCCTTGTACGGTTACACCACGGCAACAGGCCGGCCAACCCACTGGCAGACCGACCTCGAAACCGGCTCCATCCAGATCTTCCCGACCCCAACCGCAGCAGAGGATGAAGAAGTTCTCCTGCTGCAGGTCTGGCGCTACAGTCTTTACGACCTTGCTGGAACTGGGGCGGTGCCGGAAGGTGGAGGGGCGGCTCCCCCCGCTGCGCCAGAAATTCCGTCCCGGTTTCAGCGAGCTTGCATCGAGTGGGCGGCATACAAAGCGTTCAACCATCACGACACTGAAACCCAGGACCCGGTCAAGGCCAGCGACCATCTGGCATCCTTCAGACTTTACGTCGCCGACGGCAGGCTGGCCCTGCAGCGCAGACACAACCAGGAAGTATATGTAGGCAGCGACCCGGCTTACAGAACCTAATCAGGAGGCGGCATGAAGCACGAGTTTGGACGCACCACGCTGCATCCTTGGGGACTGGGAGTAAACAACCGCGCATCAGACCGCGCTCTGCCGGAAGAGGCGGTACGCAACGCCGTCAACATCGACTTCATTGATGAGACCTCCCTGCGTAGCCGCAAGGGCAGGACCAAGGTCTACTCAGCCCTCAGTACGAAATCGGGTTACTCCTGCCCGCTTGGCATGTTCTTTGTCGAAGGCCCCACTCTCAAGAAATTCGACCCTGCTAATGGTACGGCGACTACAGTGCTGACCGGTGTCTCCGCCAGCCACCGCACTTTCGAGTATTTCGATGGGATCCTTTACTTCAGTGACGGTGTCATCGCTCGCAAGATCGCAGCATCGGCAGTGATGCAGTGGGGCATGATACCCCCGGCCGCACCGGTGTTGTCGACTACTGCCGGGACTTACGGCGAGGGAGTGTACCTCGCAGCCTGCTGCTGGGTAGATGCGGCTGGAGTCGAGTCAGGAGCCTCACCGGTTACCTCGGTGTGGGCGACCAGCACCTCCGGCATCATTTTTAACAACCTATCTGCCACCTCGGATCCGCAGATCTCAGCACTCAGGCTCTACCTCAGCACTGCTAACGGCAAGGAAATGTACCATGTTGCGGACGTAGCTCCCGGCACCACCAGCTACACGATCGCCGCCGGCGGGTACGACCAGGGCAGTGTGTTGGAGAACTTGTTCATCTCCCCTGCGCCGGCCGGTCGAATTATCCGTTTCTACAAAGGCCGAGCGTATGTCGCCGACGCTGCTGGCGGGGTCTGGTACACGGACCCGTTCGAGTACGACCACTTCAACCTCATGGACAACTACCTGCAGTTTCCCTCCTCGGTAGACATCATGGAGCCGGTGAAGGACGGCATCTTCTTCGCTTACGGCGACAAGACAGAGTTTTACGCCGGGACTCCGGAAGAGGGGTTCGATATAACCTCCGACATATTCAACTATGGCGGAGTCCTCGGTACCGGCAAGCGCGTACCCAACTCGGACAATGTGTGTTGGCAATCACAGCGAGGCATGGTGGTTGGAGGTCCGGGGGGACAGTGCAAGAACGTGCAGGAGGCCAACGTCGCCGTCGAGTCGGCGGTGTCCGGGGCGGCATTTATCAGGGAGCAGGATGGGGTCCGGCAGTTCATCGCCAGCTTGAAACAACCTACCAATTCGCCATTGGCGGCGACAGCGTGGATAACCGCGGAACAAATTCGGAGAGAGGCATAATGAACAATGAATACAAAGTCGGGTTCGTCTACACTCCGACGCACGTAGGCGAGGATGGGCAGATTATTTCCCAGCAGGAGGTGCATAATCTCATGCCGGCGGAGATGATTGCATACATGCTCAACGCGGCCCTGAGAGGCGGGAGTCAGTACGCTACTTATTATCTGTCGCTGTATGAGAACAACTACACACCACTTCCAGGCGACACGATGACGACATTCATGGCCGCCTGTGGGGAGAATACTGGATACACCACGACTGGTACAAACCGTTTGACTTTGACCTTGCCTGCGCCGGTGGCCGGATCGATCACCACTTCGGCCTCGCCGAACGAGTTCGCATTTACAGGGGCGGCTACCATTCGTGGGGCGTTCATCTCGACTGGGATAACTCGAGGGTCGAACACCGGGCTGCTTGTTTCCGCGGCCCTGTTTGCTTCGCCGTTCACCATGGCCAATCTCGGCGCACTGCGGGTTCCGGTCGGGTTTGCACTCGTCTCGGCATAAGGAGGGGATATGTCATTCACAACTTACGGCGAAAATCTCCTTATCAACTGGGCATTTAACGTTGATTCGGTAACTCGACCTACGGCCTGGTTTGTTGCCATTCACACAGCCGACCCAACAGAGACAGGAGCAACCGCTGAGATGGTTGTCGGCACTGATGCAGATTATGTGCGGCAGGCTGTCACCATGGGGACTTCTTCATCCGGATCGTCTGCAAGGTCGTTTTCACGCCAGCAGCCGCGGCAGGGACGTATGCAGTAACGCATGTGAGTATCTGGGATGCTGCTACGGTAGGCAACTGTATCATGTACGGTGCCCTTGCAACCCCAAGGTCGATCAGCAATGCCAGCCCCCTAACTTTCGAAATTGGCGAAATCATCGCCGCACTGGATTGAGGTGAATAATGGGTTCTTTTAAAGTCAGCACAGGTTTACGAAATTACCGCCTCGGCACCGGGTCATTTGCTGCGGGGATGAGTGGATTTCTCATCAAGATTTACGGCTCGGCAACCAGTCAGGCTGGGGCTGATGCTCTCATCCCGGCTACGGCTGATGCTGCCATCGGCTCGGCCACGTTGCTATGCACTATCTCAGTGGACGGCGGAGGCACTGGTGGCACGTTTGGCACCCCGGCCGCTGGGGTAATTGCCAAGGCTGCAGCTGAAACTTGGACGGGGACGAATGTTGCTTCTGGATATGCCTCATTTTATCGCGGAGTTCTGAGTTCCGACACCGGAGTTCTCAGTACAACCGAAAAGCGAGTGCAAGGGTCTGTCGGAACAGTAGGCAAAGACTTGATCATATCCAACGCCTACATGACCAGCGGCAACGCACAACCTATCAATTCCTACTCCATTGGCGACCCGGCTGAGTAATGGTAGTCGAGATAATCAACGGGCAACCGTGGAAACAGCAGTACGCCTTCAATGAGACGCAGTCCGGGGATGTTACTGGGTGGTCGAACACGACCGCCCTGCCAGCGGCCAGGATGTCTGGGCAGGCCATCGTTACGCAGGACAGGGCGTTTTTCATTGGAGGATATGTCACTCCGGTTATTTACACTGCCCCTCTGAATATCGATGGTACGTTGGGCAGTTGGACGACTGCGACAGAGCTTCCGATTGGGATAGGTGAGAGCCAAGCAGTGCTCACCAAAAACCGCATCTACTTGATCGGTGGATATGTAACTGGTGGGCACTATACTGCTTCGATCTATACTGCTCCCATAAATCCTGACGGGACTATCGGGGCATGGGAGACAGCCGGTGTACTTCCTGCTGCTCTAGGTCAGCATCAGGTCATCGTGACAAAAAGTAGAGTCTATTCTCTTGGCGGATATAACGGCGGATTCCTCGCCAATGTCTATACTGCTCCGATAGACGAAGACGGACTGATTGGAGCATGGTCTGCTGATGCTTCCTTGCCAGGAGGTGCGGCAGGAAGTCAGGCTGTCGTGACAGGTGGGCAAGTATATCTGCTCGGAGGTAACTCTCCAGGAGGTGCAATCGCTACAGTTTATACCGCTCCCATCGACCTTGACGGGATAATCGGAGCGTGGAGTACTGGAACATCCTTGCCAGGGGGGCGGAGTTTTGCTCAAGCTGTGGTTGTTAAGGGCAGGGTGTACTTGTTCGGGGGCAAGCCGGTAGGAGATAACCATACTGCCGGAGTATATACAGCTCCACTCGGAGAGACCGGAATAATTGGGACATGGGCAACTGGTACTTCTCTGGCTTCTGCTAAAGGCGACAGCACGGCCATAGTGACAAGCAGCAAGGTCTATCTGGTGGGCGGAAGCGTTGGAGGAAGCGCTGTTGACAATGTGCAGGTCGCCTCCTTTGCAGGAGGATTTAACGATTATATGGACCTGTCATATATCATTCCTACATTCTGGACAAACTTCTCAGGACAGACTGAGATTCTGGAATGATCACCTTCGACGGCGACCGCAGCCTGAAGCGCAGATGGTTCGCCAAGAAGAAGCTCGCCACCATCCATGAGATGAATATCCCATCCTCTTGTCCGGTCTGGGATGGGTTCAAGTTCAAGGTCTGGCAACTCGGAGATATTGACGGTGGCAGGGTGACTGCCCCGATGGGCGCGGTCGTGGCTTGCTCGACCCAAGACGGGATTAAGATTGCCGTAGCCGACTTTTGGGCAGGAGGATTCAACCCGGCGCAAGCTATGTATGTGGTGTTCAAGGACTTGGGAGTTGATGACGAAGGGTTTCAGAATATCGGTGCAGTTGCCACATTTTTCAATGGCCCTATAGACCCGCTGGAAACAGGGGAGTACAGAACGATTAAGTTCACTCCTACTCCTACGTATTCTTACTTCGGGCTGGTCAATGGAGACTCTGGTGGTCCTGCTACCGTGATGGCGTATGACTACGCCGCTTCTCCGGTCTTTCTGCCTGTGCATGGTGAAGTTTTTGATGTTATGACCTCTGCCTCGGTTGATTTCGACCGGAACGGGAACGGTACACCGGATTGGTTCAGGGCGATCTTTGAGAAGACGACTACCTTCTATCTCGCCAACGGTGTCCAGGCAAGCAGGATGAATTGTGGTGTGCATCATATCCAGTTCAACAACAGCTATAATCCCAAGCGGATTTTTCAAAAGAGCGGAACCGACAGGTACACTTCACACCAGAGTACGGCTCTCTATGATTTCGTGGAGGATGATGGAATTTCCCGTAAGGTAGTGGGGTACACCGTCGACGTGGCGAGTTCGTTGGTTAGCAATATCTACTTCAGTGAACTCTTGAACACGGACATGCCGTCAGCTCTGAGAACAATCCTTGCCACTTCCGAGAACGACGGGTCGTGTGAGCCTGTCGGGTCGTTCGCTTCGGACAGCGTGTTCTTCCATGCAGTAAATGCCTCAGGTCGGGTTTATTCCGATGTAATTCAGGATTGCGAGGCGACTGATTACTATGATGACAATCCTGACGAGGAAAAGTGGAGCCTGTTCTACTCGATGACGACAGGCGGTAATGGGTACCTGATCAACTCCAGCCAATTCATGCCATTACTCTCTGACCTCGCTACCGTGCCCGTGCTGGCTGACTGGCTCGGAGCCAAGCGAATGTTCGAGCAATTGGCGGGGGCATACCCTAATCTCAACTTCGCGGTGCCTTATGATTCGATAATGTTTCAAGGGCACGATGGGATTATCTACACCTGGACCAGAACCTACGGTGCGGTCAAGTTCACCACGACAGGGCTATTCTTGGCAACCGTCCTTGTCCCGACTCAGGTATCAGAGGAAGATGGCGTAAGGCCGGAGATCACCTATGCCGGACTTTTTGGTGATACCCATCTCTATCTGTGTGTCAGCAATAAGGTCAAGGTAGGAGCCAGGGCGGTGCATTACGGTTCGCCTTTCACCGGCTGGACAGAGCTTCCTGGCTGCTCTGAGGGTGTCGAACTTATCAGTGCTCGACCTTGCGTGGTCACGCCTGAGAGGATTTTCTTGATAGGAGTTGTAAAGCACACGGTTGAGGAAATTATTGAAGGAGTTCCTACAGAAGTTGAGAAGTATGCCTTCGCTTCCTTGAATTGGACTGCTGAAACCGATGAGGAAGAGGTAAGCACCGACCCGTGGCGGGTGATGGGCGAACTCCCCTTTGAGATAGGAGATAGTGACAACTTCGCCCTCGGCCTTTACGGTGATGACCCAAGGTGTAATGCCCTCGCCGCTTACCAGTGCCCCCCAATCCTGCCACAAGCCCCGGTAGGTCCCTATGAAAAATACGCAATAGGAATGCCATGAGCATACTGATAAAGGACTACAAGTATGAAGTTGTTACTCGCTACGGCGGGACTGCGGGGACTGATGGGTATACCTCTACGACCACCGGCACCTCCGGCCAGTCTAACCTGACTTATTACTATATTCCTGAAGGGTGGACGCAGACTGACTGGGGAGGATGGGTAGACGCGGAAGGCAGGTTAATGACGGGTTACACTATGTCAAGTTTGGGCATTTTCTATCCTGACGGCTTTATCGGAGATGTGCCACCTGAAGGTGCGAGGATAGGAAAAGGTATCTACCTTGCCACTACAGCGCAACAGAATGATCTGATGCGAGCGCTGTATCCGAATGACTGGGATGGTGACTCTACAGACATGCAGGCCAGAATCAAGCACCACAACATCGTCTGGTATCAGGGCAAGAGTCAACTTGGGGTTCCTAAATATTCGTACCCGGATGGAAGTTACCTCGCGTTCTGGATCGGCTTTGCAGGGTTCGGGTTGTATCATTTTGTCGGCTATGAGGGGTCTATGCCTACACAGACTCTAGCTGAGACCTCGAGTGGGTTTGAACAGGATGAGTACGATGATCTGATGGATCAGTTGCAAGATGGGCTTATAGATCTTGAGATGTTCGATGGGTACGATACTCCGTTCACGGATGTTTACTCAGGTACGTTTAATGATGGCACTCCGCTCATCGGCGATCAGACCGTTCCGACCACGACCTACACCGTCGAAACCATCATGCCAGCGCAGGAGCCGACCACCAGTATAAACGAGCCACTTACCTACCAGGAAATTCTGCAACTGACGAACAGCGGCTGGAATACTTGGGCGAGGTCGATCAATCCGCTTGCCTCCGGTACGTTTATTAAGTTCACGGCGGCGTCAGGAATCACGAGTGCCTGTATCAGTATTGCCAACAAGGGGATGGAAGGGGCAGGAGTGGCAAGGTTCACGCATGGGATCATCTGCGACCAAAACGGGGTGAGGGTGTACGAGAACGGGGCGATGGTAAAGACCTTGTTCTCAGTGCAAACCGAACTGACGGAGATCAGGATCTACCGGCAGCCGGATAATGTGATCGTCTACATGGCAAAGACCGATGCAGTTTCCGTCGTCCACACCAGCACCGTCCCGGCTGCATCCAGGCTTTTTTCGCTTTACGCCTATGGTTACCTTTACACGGCAGGCGATAAGGTGACATCTGCTGTCTTCAAAACTGGCGCGGTCCAGTACGGGAGTGTCTGATGATAGGGCATGGAACACTGACCATTCAGGATTATGAAGTGCTGATGACAGGGGCTGGGTCGCTGGTCCTCTCCAACCTCCAGACGGTAAGCGTCACAATGTCCGGCACTGGCGAGATGGTTGCCACTGCATCAAGTAACTATGGATATGCGCTGTTCCCGGCGCTGGCAGGGTTCGGCGGCGACATCACCAGTTATGGGGCGGGAGGCGCGACGTTCCCTGCAATGCAGTCTTACGCTGAGGGCGGGCTGTATGTGCCGGTGCTGACCAACTACGGTTTTGCAACCTTTCCGAGCTTTGTATCCTCCGGCATTCTTGGTACTGTCTCTTATCTTGACGGTAATACTGAGTTCCCGGCACTGATGGGCAAGGGCGGCGAGGGGGAATATGGAGAGGGTACGGCTGAGTTCCCTGCCCTTGTTGCTTCCGGGATCTATGATGCCACCCCGTTTGAGCGCAAGCTCTACAGTTTCTGCTACGCTCTGGACGGGCTCGCCGGCCGGCCGGTCTTCGTCGTCGTGCTCAACGCCTCCGGCCAGATCGTCGACACCATCTCTGGCAACCACATATACATCTCTCAGTTGCTGGCATCCATGCAGGCAATCGACAACTTCACGGTCCTCGGGTCGTTCCTCGCCTCGCTGAACGCCTCCGCCTCGGTAACCGGGGCAGTTGTCGCAGCTACTGGCACCTCAGCCGCCCTTGACGCCACTACCAGGGTCTGGGTTGTCAACATGGACACTGCCCAAAGCTCGCAGTACGACGACTATGGTTTTAACGATCTGATCGAGCATGAGGGAGTCTGCTACGGCTTCGCCGATGACGGCATCTACCGGCTTGACGGCGACACTGACAACGGATCTGAGATCGAAAGCTACATCGACTTCGGCAAGTCTGACCTGGGGGTGCATGGGGTCAAGAAAGTCCCCAATGTCTACATCGGCACCTCGGACGGCTCGGACACTTACCTGCGGGTAACGACCGACTCAGGCACCGCCACCTACCAACTCGAGCAGTGCTACCGCGGGCCGACCGGCTGGCGGGCGCAGGTGCCGCAGACCGACATGCAGGGCTGGGAGTGGCGCTGGGAACTGATTGCCAACAACGCCTTTGAGCTTCGCGGTGTGGAGTTCGTACCGATAAAACTGAACAAGAGAGGGTAACCCATGCCGACCGCTGCCGAGACCATCGACGCCATCATCGCCAACGCGATCCTGATTGCCAACACCCAGACCGAGGCTGCATCCGAGGCAGCCGAGGACCTGATCAGATCCAACGCCGGTTTCTACCTGACTCCGCCGGACAGCGCCACCGGCTTCACGGTGACCGCGATTGAGCCGGACATCCCGGACGTCGCCGACTCGACGATTAACTACGACGCTCAACTCGACAAGATCATCCAGATCCTCACCGACCAGCTGGCAGGGTTCTTCGCCACCTATTATCCACTCGCCTCCGATGCCTTCGATGAGGCCACCAGCTGGCTGATCAACGTCATCACCAACGGGGGCACCGGGGTCAACGCCGAGGTCGAGGCGCAGCTCTGGCAGCGGGCCCGGGAGAACATCATCGCCGACGGGCGGCGGGTTGGCAACCAGATCGTCACCGGCTTTGCCGCCAAGGGCTACATGCGCATCGCCGGGGCGACGACCAGGCTTCTCGAGCGATCGCTGTACGAGCAGGCCGGCAAAACCGGCGAGGCCTCGACCACCATCGCCGCCAAGCAGTTCGACGTTGAGGTCGAAACCGTCAAGTTCGCCGTCGGCAAGGCCCTTGAGTCTCGGAGCATGGCCATGCAGGCAGCGGCGGACTATATCCGGGCAGTGGCCACCGCCCCTGCTTCCGCGGTCAACGTCGCTGGGATCAACACCGACGCCCAGGCCAAGATGATGGCTGCTGCCGCGACGTGGTACGGCGCCAGGCTCGACCGGGATAAGATCGTCCTGAACAGCAAGCTGGCTGAGATGGAGTCTCGCGACGAGATTTACAAGCACCGCCGCAGCAACGCCACAGCCAACAGCCAGGTCGACGTGCAGGCCCTGACCGCCGCCGCCGAGGTCTACGCCAAAGCTGCGCAGGCCGCCCTCGCCTCGCTGAACAGCGTGGTCAGCTCGTCGGTCAATGCGTTTGCTTGATATGCCCTGAAAAATGTAGTATGCTGCGTGTAAAGTTCTGATACAACCTTTGAGGAGGGCATTATGGCATACAGGACACCCGAAGAAAGAATCTCTGACTTGGTCGGCAGAGGTTGGCGAGGACTGGCAAACAGGTTCGAGCGACTGCGCGGAGGCACTGCCCAAGCTGCACCCCCTCCCGTCGTACCGGTGCCTGTGCAGGAGCCGCCCTCTCAACTGGCCAAGGTGCCGGCAAACATCTCCGGCATGTTCCGCTCTCAGCCCTTGGTGTCCTCACACTCCGCCGTCGCTGCTCCGCCTGTGCAGACCGCTCCCCAGAATAACTTCATCCGTGACGCGGCTACCGGGGCGACTGTCTCTATGGACCCCGCCGGTGGGATGCGCTGGACCGACCAGGCTGGCAACCCTATAACCAAACCAGCCAGGGCACCTGGAGAGTTCACCAGTGTCGGCCAGCCGATCAGGCCCACCGCCCAGATTGAACGATTTCAGGCCAACCTCAACACCCCCCGCGGCCGGTTCTTCGGAGTCCAGTCGCTGCCCGGGACGGATTCTTCTTCGCAAGGAAGCCTCGGTGAAGAGGTGATGAGAGGGGCAGGGCTCCGGCGGGCCAAGGCCATCGCCGACACCGCCCTGCAGGCCAGAGGGCAGGACCTTGAGATGGAGCAGGCGGGCCTGCGCAACCAGATCGCCTCCGAGCAGAACAGGCTGCTGGCTGAGCGCAACGATGCCACACTCCCCGGCGAGGTGGCGCAGGGCGAGGCCGCTCAGCTGGAACTCGACACCGCCCGCAAGGCACAGGGGCTGCTCGACCAGTTCAACGTCGAGACCGACGAGACGAAGAAATCCGCAATCCTGCAGCAGTACAAGATGCTGACCGGGATCCGGGACGCTGAGAATAAGACGTACTCCGGCACTGAGGAAACGACTGTTCCCGGGGAAGGCATTAAGGAGCAAGCATACGTCATCGAACGCGCCCCAGGAGGCGGGTGGCGGAAGATCGTGCCGCAGGCGTCCGGACAAGGCGACCTGCAGGCACTGGCCGGCAGCCTCAAGCCCGAGCAGCGCAGCAAGGCCGCGGAGTATATCAAGGCGCACCCCGAGGAAGACAAGGCTGAGGTATTGAGGCGCATCATCGCCGGAGAACTGTAATGGATGAACTGGATAAGCTGCTCAACCCGCAGGGCGACGAGCTTGATCAGTTGCTCTTCTCTCCATCCTCAGCCACTGTCCCTCCCCCTAAGGGAGGGCTTGCGGCGTCAGCCAAACAGACCCTCGGCCAGACTGTCAAAGGTATTGGTCAGGTTGCTGCAGACTATATCCCCGGCGTCGGTCAGGATAATGCTGTCACGCGCTACGGACAGGAGGTCGTCGATGCCAATCCGACCGTCGTCAAAGGTTTCAGGGACATCGTCAAGAACCCGGGCAAGACTATCACCGAGGCACTGGGCAACGCCCTGCCGTCGGTAGTTTCTGGTATGGGTTTACGGGCTGCGGGTATGGGGCTTACCTCTCTCGCCCCGGCTGCTGGTCCTCTTGCGCCGGTAGTCGCCGCAGCAGGGCAGGGGCTTGCCTGGGGTGGGCCGATCCTCGCCGCCGCTCTGCCGTCGTACAGTGGCATCCGGGAATCACAGATTGAGAAGGGTGGTGAGAACGTCGACGACCCAAAATCAAAACTCCTTGCCACTCTCGGCGCAGCCACCGTCGGTGCGATCGAGCAGCGCTTCGGGCCACAGAACTGGGCGCAGCTGGCGATCAGCAAGGAAGGCAGGGCGAAGCTGGCCGGTATGATGTCAGGCGATTCGTTCTGGGGCAAAGTCGGCAAGGGTGCCTTGAAAGGCGCGGCTATCGAGGGCAGCGAGGAACTTGTTCAGAACCCGGTTGAGCAGTTGGCAGCCTACGAGGACCCGACCACAGCCAAAAACCTCGAAGAGACTGCGTTCGGAGGTGTGATGGGCGCAGTCGGCGGCGGTGTCTTGGGAGGCGGCTTCGGCATGACCGGTACCAACAAGAAGACCGACCCCGCCGTGGAGAAAGTCCAGGCAGACACGCTCGACAAGGTCCTGCCCGAAGGCGCGACCCTCGACAAGCTGGAGGGGGGCAAGGCGACGGTGACTATCCAGACCTCATCCGGCACGACGACAGTCACTGCGGCACCAGAGGACATCGCCAAACAGATGCTGGCCGGCAAGCCGCTGTCCGAGATGGCTAAGCAAGGAGCAGAGTTAAGGGCAGCCCGACTCGCCGACCTTGAGGCCAAGGCACTGGGAGGGGAGCAGTTCACCCCCGACGAGCGCAAGGAGTATCAGAAGCTGCTGGCCAAGTCCGGAACCAAGAAGTTCGAGCAACTGCAGGACGACCCGGCCCGGCCGGAGGTGGTGCGGTTCAGGGTTGCCGACAAGGTCTACGAGTACGCCCCACCGGCCGGCATGAGCCGGGCCCAGATCGACGCCGAGCTTGCGACGCGGGCCAAGAGCCCCGGCTCGCAGTTCAACTGGTTGAAGAAAAACACTGTCGAGGTGAAGGATGCCGAAGTTAAGCCGCAGGCAGCGCCTGCAAATGAACCTGTTCAGGCTGTACAACCTGGACCCGAGCAAGTGGTGGACGGAGTTTCTGAATCACTGACGACAGGCGAAAATAGGAAAGAGACCTCATTTGGAGGGGAAAATGTACCTATTTCGGCACAAAATGCTGCTCTGAGTGGGTCTTCTACTCAATCAGAGGACATCAACAACCTGACCTTCCAGCACGACAGCCTTGTCGATCAGTGGGAGTCTCTGCCGGCGGGGCCGGAGAAGACCGCGGTGCAGGAGGAGATTTTCAAAATACGGGAGGAGATGAACAATGCTGCAGTTTCTCAAACAAGTCTACCTCCGGAGGGAGGAGTTGATCAAGGCGTGGCTGTGGCTCCGGAAGTTCTTCCGACGCAAACCCCAGCCGCAGGCGATACAGGAACGGTTCCTGAAATATTACCAGCCAGAGTTGACCAAGGGCAAGCAGGAAGTACTTCAACCAGTGCGCAACCAGAAGTGGTCCCTAATGAAACCATTACTGAGGAAGCGCAGCCAATTGAAGTAGCCGCCAAGGTCGACAAGGACCTCAAGTACGCCGGCGACAACCTCGGTCTGCCTCAGTTTACCTATCAGGCCGGTCCCCTCAAGGGCGTGACTTTCTCCGCCAAAGATGCCTCCGAGGAGAGCGTCCGGGCCGCGGCTGAGAAGATGAAGGCGCAGTGGGTGGGGAAGAAGAATAATGCGGTTGTCGTTAATGAACCGGTCGTTGGTGAGACACAACCGGCTTTGCCTGTAACTGGTGAGACACAAGAAAACAACACCCCCCCGGCCTCTGCGAAGAAAGCAAGCCCACCGAGGGGGGTTACTCCCGCCAAGGTAGAGAAGCCTGCTCCAAAGGCGAAGAAAGCCAAACCCGAGAAGAAAGCGATCGAGCCGGTGTACCGGGACGGCTCTGGTTCCGAGACCTTGCAGATCCAGCCCTACGGCAGGATCGTTGCGCTCAACGATACCAAGGGTAACCTGCTCGGCAGGTTCGACACTGCAGAGAAAGCAGCGATCGCAGCCCGGGACATGGGCTACGGCTGGCGGGACCAGACTGGCCAGTTGCCGACGAAGCCGAGTGCCAAGCCTGCGCCCAAAGCCAAGCTTGAGAAGAAAGCCAAAAGCCTAACGGTACCCGGCAGCAAACTCAAGCCCCTCCCCTCCGCCTACGCCGTGCAGGCGAAAGTCATTGCCGAGGACATCGCCGCCGGTGACACCTCTTTCAAACGCGTCCCCTCCGAAGCTGCCATCCGCGTCTACCGGGAGAAAAACCCGAGGGCCAAGGCCGATGCCGCCATGGCCAAGATGGCTGAGATGGACGAAGCTGAGTACCAGGGGCTGACGGCGGTGATTGAGGATGAGCAGGTAAGCACTCCGCCGGCAAAGGTTGCCGATGCTAAGGCAGGTCCAAGTAATTTGGGCGACCCGTCCAAAGCAGAAGCTGAGAAAGTCCAGAAGGGCATCGAGGGCAAGACCCTCATCCAGGCCGCTGAGTGGCTGATCAACAACACGCCGAACAACGGACATAAGCTGATCGCCGCCAAGGTCCGGGTCGCCCTGCTCAGACTCAAGGGCGCGGGCGTCGTCTTCGATCTCAAAGTCACCCATGTCGGCGACGAGATTCCATCATCCTCAGCCAACTCTCGAGGCGTGTCGACCACCGACTTCTCTCAAGGCATCAAGACCACGGTCAGGCTGAACGGTGCCGACGTCACCGGCAAGGTGGGGATGTCCTACGAGACTGTCCTCCATGAACTGATCCACGCCGCCACCCAGGCAGCCATCCATGTTGGCAACCGGCAGGTCAGTGCCGGCACCACGCTCGCCAAGGCTACCTCTGGGATGATCGACGTCACCAACCTGATCATCGACCACTTCAACACCCGGGCGGCAAGCGGAGAGACTCTCACCGAGTTCGAGCAGAGGATCCTGCAGCGCAACGCCAACGCCTTGAAGAATCCTTCCGAGGTGCTGGCCTGGACCCTGTCCAACAAGGAGATGCAGGACTACCTCGAAACTGTCAAGCTCGGCAGAAAAGAGACCCTGTGGTCACGCTTCGTGCAGTCCGTCCGGACGTTCTTCGGCCTCACAGCCGCCTCCGACACTGCTCTCTCCGAAGTCCTGCGGCTGGGTGAGGACCTGCTCAACGCCGACGCGAACGTGGTCACCTCTTCACTGGATAAGTTGATGGGACGGACGCCGGTGAATGAGTTCGCGCAGGATGCGCAGACCGACATCCGCAAGGCTACGCGGGTTATCCAGAACATGCCGGCGTTCAAGAAGTGGTTTGGCGACAGCAAGGTGGTGGATTCGGACGGGAAGCCGTTGGTCCTCTGGCGTGGAGATAAAAGTGCTGAGAATATTTCAGTATATGATCGACGGAATAGAAGAGAACATGGTCTTTTCCTGACTACAGCCAAAGACATAGCTGACGTATATGGGAAGGCGAGGCCATTTTACGTCGCGGCAGATAAAGTTCTTGATCTGACACGCGATACTGCTAAAAACCGTAAATGGGTGAGCGAGTGGTCAGAAGCCTTCGATGATTGGATTGACAGAGAGACTGGAGAGGAAACTGCCGCGTGGGACATTCTGGAACGCGGGATGATGTTTGATTATGAAGGGGATTGGTCTGCCGAAAGGTGGGATGACATTCAGAGAACAGCAGAGGCAGATGGATACAACGCTGTCATCCTCCCAGACTACGACAGCAATACCGGAGTCTTTCCTTCAACTGTAGTTCTTGACGGAGGGTCAGTAAAGTCCATCTTCAACCAGACCTGGGACCCGGCCAACCCCGCCATCGACATGCAGGTCCAGACCCCACTCGGTATCATCGCCGACGAACAGATCAACGTATTCACTAAGGCCAACGAGGCGATGGCTGCGACCAAGGAGTATCTCGACAACGCCCATCTGGCACTCAGGAATCCGAAGTCGAAGATGCACGAATACTGGAAGCAGCACGCTGACAAGGCGTTTGCCATCACTCCTCTCTCTCATCTCGCTCAGACCTATGGTAAGAATATCAAGTGGATTAAGCAGCTTTCCAAGCACACCAATGAGCTTGAGGCGACCACCACCAGGTTCATCGATGATTTCTTCGCCATCCACGAGGACGCCGTTGGGGCAGTGAACAAGGAGAAAGGGCTGGAAGGGTTGAACAAGGCTATGCTGACCGCCACCTTTAACCAGATGGATCCGACCAAGGACCTTGAAGAACAGGACTGGATACCAAAGAACACCCCTCCAGGCAGAAAGAAAGCGGTGGCTCAGAAGGCGTGGCGGATGGCAGGTATGCAGAAGGCCACCAACCTGACCTTTGTCGAGGCGTATGCTGAATCAGTTAAGGCGTACAAATCCCTCGGACCGAAGACCCAGGAGCAGATGGTCAAGATGGCCGACTACCTGGTCATGCTCAGGGACCTCGATCGGGATTCTTCCATGGCGTTCATCATGAAGGCCTCGAAGGAAGGCTCTGATCTGCGCAAGCAGCTGATGCAGCAGTTCGACGCGTCATTCAGCACGATCAAGGGCATGTACTTCCCACTGTCGCGCTATGGCAAGTTCGTCCTCGAGTTCACCACCCCCGATGGTCGGCGGCTCAGTGAGAACTTCGACAATACCCGGGACCGTGAACTGGCCATGCTCAAGGGCATCGCCGAGG